CTATATTATATGATGATATAATCTCAATTATCTTATCAAATTCAGGATGTAATGTAGGTTCACCTCTACCTATAATTCTTAAACTTCCATTGGTAATAAAATCTTTAAAATTAGGTAATTTTAAAATTTGGTTACAAATTGCATGAATGGTATCCGAACTCATATTTAAATTTTGATTCGGATACCATGTAGATCTAGGACAAAATCCACATTTAAGATTACATAATTCTGTAATATTTAATGTAATTTCGTTTATCATTAACTATTTGATGCGTTCTCAGCCTGCCATGCTTCCGCAAGTTGAATTAGATGAGCAGCTTGATCCCTCAATCCACCAATGGTAGAAAGTTCCTCACCCTTAAATGCACCACGTTGGGTAAGAGTATCAATTACTGCAATTGTACTACGTGCTACACGGTTGGAAAGATCGTAAATTTGTGAATGATTTTCTTGATTTGCAATTTTAGTTGCCATTATTAAGCTCCATATTTAGATGATTTTTCCAAGGCAATCCAATATTCAACCTTAGAATCTTTGTTAATAAAATGTGAGATAAGTTTAGATGAAATTTCCACTTGATAGTCATTAGGAATGAGTTTTAGATTTGAAATTGTAATAATAAAATCAAAATCAGAACCTTCATAAGATCCATCAACATCAATAGTGAAAGAGTTCGAGGTCGGATTATCCTTATCAAATACGGTCAAACTAATTGCACCATTATTTGGTCGGATAGAAACAACATCATGACCAAGAGCAGAAGCCGCTCTCTTGAGTTTATTTAGAGTGTCATTTGTGAGGTTAAATCTAACCTCAGTCGAAGGCATTGCAATATCCTTATTGGACGTGGTAAGATAATCCGTATCCGTAAAGAAATATTTTACCTTTGACAAACCTACGTTGTCATTTACAACAACATATTTATCATTGAAGGTAAGTGAATGTTCATCAACAAGACCAAGGACATTCAAAAACTCATTAAGGTCGTAGATACCAAACTTTACTGGAAAGTCAAGATCTACAATTGCCTTACCAAAGATATTTTTACCTTCGGAAAGTGTTCGAATGACGTTACCTTGTTCGATAACAATATTAGGATTAATTGTTGCAAAGTTTTTTAGCACTTGCATTGCTTGTTCGTTCAGCTGCATAATATGTTCCTCACTTAATTTTGCTGAAATTTTTATCTTTTACAAACTCAATTTTATTTTCAAATTTACCGTCCAGAATATCCCCTTTATGCGAAATAACAAAAACATTTGTATTATCATCAAGGCTGTAGATAATTTTCATTAGATTGTCCACACCTTCATAGTCAAGAGATGAATCAAATGTTTCATCCAAAATCAATAGATTTGTAGCAATTGAATTTTTCATTTTAGCTACCTGGCGCCAAGTGAATAGTAGAGCCAGGTCAATGCGTTGTTTTTCACCTTCAGAGAACGAATCATACGAAAAACTATCTCTATGTCTAGATCTGATTGATTCCGTAAATGCTTCATCCAAATGGAAGTGTACAAAAAAGTCAAGCGTTTGTAAATATTGATTTACCAATTTATTGATGACCGGAAGATACTGCTTCACAATCTTTGTTTTGATACCAGTATCTTTGAGCATTTCTGCAATAGCTGCATTATATTGGTATTGTTCACTATGCTTGAGCTTCTCCTCAAACCTAGAGTCTTTTTCATCAATAAATTTTTGTAGATCATTTTTAGCCAGAGATATGTCACTGGTTGTATCTGTAAGATTTTCTATTTCATCGTGAATCAAATTAACTTGAGAATTGATCCGATGAATGGTTTGTGAATTATTGTTCAATTCATTCTGCCATGTATTTATATCGGTAATTCTATCTTGTGCGGTTTTTAATTCTGATGCAATATTTTCAATCTCTGTGTTAAGTTTTGATAGAGCATCTTGTAATTCTTTTGCTCTATTTTTAGCATAATCCAATTTGGATTGTCTTACACTCTCATCAATCTTTTGTGTACATGTTGGACAATCATCATTCTCTTCAAAGAATTTAGCATCTTTAACTACAGTTTTAATATCTGTATTAAATTGTGTTTGATATTGGAACAATAAAGATTGTTTCTTTTGTAGTTTTTGAAGTGTAAATGGCCAAACCGCATTATTATGACTAATTTTTATAAGTAACTCATCATTTTGACGGCTGAGTTCCGCAGATTCATCTCTAAGAGTTCTGATATGTGCCTCTTTTTGTTCTCTAAGATCCTTATTAATCCTATTAATATCGGTAATGTATTTCTTTTGAGTTTCAATTTTATTTTTTAGAACCTCAATTTGATATTCCACATCACGGATTTTATCTTTGAGATTGGAATTTTTCTCTTTAAGGATAATATTCATCTTTGAGAAGATACCAATATCCAATAGATCTTCAATGACATCCCTACGATGTTGTGCAGGCAATTGCATAAACGGAATAAACGAAGATGAACCTAGAACAACAATCTGATGGAAACTTTTGTGATTAAGTTTTAGAATGTTTTGTTCTAGAATCTTTTGGTATTCTTTATTATGTGACTCTTGATTTAATAGGACGTTATTCCTATAAATTTCAAATACAACAGGTTTTAAACCACGGATAATCTTATATTCAAAACCACCAACGGTAAAAATAACCTCAACGGAACAATCTTTGTTGTTAATTGAATTTACAAGTTGTGGTTTATTGATATTACGATGCGGTTTACCAAATAGAGCAAATGCCAATGCATCCAACATAGTGGATTTTCCGGCACCATTGTGTCCTACAACCAGATGTGTTTTATGGGTAAGAAAATCAACTTCTGTCCAATTATTGCCTGTGGACAAAAAGTTGCGCCATCTCAAACTTTTAAATATAATCATGCTACTTCTAGGGTCTGTGCCTCAGTCATTAGTTCATGCATTTGAAGTTTAATCCGATCCTTGTCAAGTTCGGTATCAACACCATCAATATAACTATTGAGGAGTGACGTGGTATCTTCTAGCAGAATTGTGTCATCATCCACTTTTTCACCAATGAACTCATTAAAGTTCTCTTGGATTTTAAGCTCGTGTATTTTACATGATTGTATCTTATCAACAAACCGGTCAAATGTAAACACGTCACTTTTGTTTATGACAACAATTTTTACAAATTTATTTTCAACCAAAGAGAAGTCATATTCCAAATAATTAAAATTTGTATCATCATAATGAATACGATGGAACAGTGTGTGTGGATTTCGGATCTTGATAAGTTCCTGGGTCTCTGTATCAAATACATGGAAATATTTGTCGTTATGTGCATCACTCCAGAAAAATTCCATTTGGGATCCGAGGTAATGGATATTATTCTTAGATGATTTTACATGGTAGTGACCTGTATATACGGCTTGGAAGCGTTCAAAAATTGATGGATCCAAACCATGTGTACTTTCAACACCCTTTAGCATTTCAAAACCAATAATATCAAAATGTCCACCAACGTGTGTTGCCTTGGTTTCTTTTAGAAATTGCATGGTTGTCTTTTCATTTTCCTGATTAATCCAAGGAATCAAAGCAAAAGTTACATCACCATATTGGACATTTGTTGGCTCATGGATAATATTCACCACATCGGTATAATGTCCAAACAATTCTTTTAATGAATTTAGATTATTAGTATTTTTATAATAGGTATCATGATTACCTACAAAAATGTCCATTGTAATTCCATATTCTCTTAGTTTCTTAAGAAAATGATTACGATTACGATTCAATGCACGGAAGTTAATAAATTTTCTATTGTCATAGTAATCGCCGAGGTGGAGAATATGCTTAATTCCATTTTCAATTAAATAAGGAAAAAATATTTCTTTATAGAATTTCTCTGCATTGTCAAGAAATATATCAGAACTATTACGAACACCACAATGGGTATCATTCAAAATTGCAAATTTCATTCTTCAAAAAAGTCCATTAAATCAGAATCTACTGAAAGTTGATATTTTTTTCTATGCTTTTCTTTTTTTACAAATTCTTTTAGATCATCATCTTTTTCTTTTACCTTATCAATACGATCCTTAAGTGTGTCAATAAAGCTTTGCATTGCTTGGATTGATACTGGATCCAGATCACCTGATACAATATAATCCTCAATACCAGATTGAGAGAGATATCTTAGTCTGACATCCTGATGCTTTTTCTCTTTTGCAATTCGACGAAGGAATGCATACCAGGAAATTTGGGTAAAATAAGCAAAGGCATTTGGTAAACCAGTTCTTGTTGCAGCATCAATATTATAATTTTCAATTGCTCTTAAACAATTTTCAACTGCATCCATTACCATTTCTTCACGGTAAGTATATCTAATGAAATTAGATTTATGTGAAAGACCTTCGGCAATTCGTAGGAAAGATAATGCAATATAATCCGGTACAACAGGTAATGGTTGTTTTTTCTCTTTTGCTTCAGCAATTAGAGTGCAGTATTCTACCACTGCTTCGGAAAAATCCTTATTGTTTACATAATGAATGCTTGCTCGTTTTTCTTTTGCCATAATAAAATCCATTTTGTTTTTTATATTGTAACACAAAAATATTGATATGTAAACAAAAAATAGTTGTTTACAAGATTAGAAATGTTGATATAATAACATAGTACATGTTAGAGATGGGTGGTATATCACTTTACCCAGAAACCAGTACGAGGATCAGAAAGTTGGCCATCGGCATCATCATAGTCAGATACCCATCTATAACCATCTTTTGTCAACCGATCATTACGTTCGGAAAGAACTTTTCCATTGGCTTGATCTGACATCCATGTGGGAATAATATGATCATAGTCAGGATCAGGTGTGTCTCTCAGATGAACCTCTATCACTTTATCATCTTTGAATTCAACATTTATAATTCCTACATCAGACAATTCATTTAATGCCCAAGGAACATAGGGAACTTCTTCTGTGCGATACCATTCTCTAAATTGTTGCAACATAGCTGGATTTGAAAGTCCTTCCCAGCAAGAAACAACATCCCATCTAGGCTTGTGATCATGAATAAACTTGAATGTGGCAGAGTAATGAGTTCCCTCAAACCATTCACACCAGAAGTAGCCGGCAGGAACAGCTTTCAAGTCGCCAGCCTCAATGAATACTTTCTTAGCGCCTACACCCATACCGGAAAGATTATATGTGGGTCTAACAACATACCACCCACTAGTCTTGGGTGCTGTTCCGCCCGGTCCACATTTATATCCTAGCTTCTCAGATACCCATAGCTTGTTAAACCAGTTGTGGTGATGGGGATATTGTTCCCATGCTTCTTGATCAGTTCTTATCATTAATGTAATTTTCTGCCCGGAAATTGGATTAGATTATTTGAATCACTATCATTAAATGTTTTATCCGACATATATTCTTCTAATACTTTTTCCAATTTAGCAATTTTATCTTCCAATTCTTTTTCATTTTCATCAGTATCATTTATTACTCTATAATAATGTACAAGAAGTTCATCAGCAGGTGTTGCTTCCGCAATAATATGATCAGCATTTAATACTTGGAAATAGTCTTTTTTATCTTGATATACCAACCAAGGACGAAATTGATAGTATCTATTTTCTGTTGGATTAAGAGTATTTACCATGAAAATTTTATAGGCATTACGAACTATTAACCCATTATGATCATCATCCTCACTTGGCCATTCTACAACATCACATACTATTTCATCACCATTGGATAATTTAAATTGTCTAATGCTTTTATTAAAATCTGATCCACTCATTCTAATTCCACCTGTACAATTTTATATTTGAATTCTTCTTTTGAGTATATTTTTACACGTTCCGCAGAATGTATAAGAGCAAAATTTTTCTTTTGTTTCCAATGTAAATCATCTGCAATATCAAAAAGTTTTGTTACTCTTCCGTCATCTGATACTCGTAGTCCACGGCCGATCGACTGAAGAACTTTAATTTGGGACTTGGACGGTGACGCAAAAATAATGTTATGCAAATTCCGTATATTGATACCAGTACTAAAGGTCCCTAAACTTGCAACAATGATAGCATCTTTTTGTGTCTCAACAATTTTTCTTATTGATTCTCTATCCTCAGCTTCAACATCACCAGATACAAAAAATATTTTTCTATTCTCATCAGCTTTTTCACGAATCATATTAAACAAAGGTTTTCCATGACCATCAACTCTCAGATATAATACGAGTGTATTACCTGTCTGTGATAGGGCTAGATTACGAATAAATTTATTTCTTTTCTCATGATTAATTAGGAATTCAATTTCCTTTTGGTAATCATTATTGGTATTTATCTGTCTAGTTTCACTGGTATATTTAAGCATTAGAATGGTAATATCAAGTGGTGCTAGTGTACCTTCTTCTTGTAACTTTTTGGTCATGGTAACCTGATATACTGGACCAAATAACCCCTCCAACACCAGCTTATGCGTTTGGGTGCCGTCTAAAGTACCTGTCAACCCGAATCTATATTTTGCTTCGGTTGATTTATTCATAATGGATGATAGTGATTTTGATTTAAAGCCATGACACTCGTCACCAAAAACGGCATCAAATTGTTCAAACCACTTTTTAGGAAACTTATAAATGGATTGCCATGTGGAAATAATAACTCTTTTATTTGTAGTCTTATCTTTACCTGAATAAATCTTATGTACTTTATTTTCAGAATCATAACCGTAATCAGCAAAGTCTTGCCAGAGTTGTTCAACAAGAGATGTTGTTGGAACAATGATTAGAATTTTACCTTTTTCTGTACCAAGTATATGCCGCATCAACAAATACATAATAAACGATTTACCAGAGCCGGTAGGCGATACCAGGATCGCTCTCTTACGTTCTAAGCCGATTTTTACTGCATCGTGTTGGTAATCACGGGTATCATATGGTAACTTTAGTACCTTATAGAACTCCTGTAGCTTATCGGAATCTATTTTGGTGATACCGATAGGTAAACCATAATCGGTTTCCTCGGTATCCATTGTATAGCCACGTTCAGAACAAAATTTAACTACATAAATGTAAAGCCCCGCATTTAATTCACCTGTCATTTGATTAAACAAACGAATTTTACCATCCCATACACGTGCTTTAAAGGCTGGCATGAAACGATAACCAGGTACAAAGAATGAAAAGTAATCACTCAACTCTGCAGATATGCCTCTATCACACTGGATAGTAAGCATACTATAATCTTTAAGCTTTACAACTATATCAACCATTAACCACCAGCTTCAAATTGTTTCCATCTTATAATATTGCCGATGGTTTGATGGCGCCATTTAAGATTATCTACTATTTCAGTCAGAGTACTTATAACCGTTTTCCAGTACTCAATTTTTTCTTCTGATTTTTG